CCTCTACCGATACATCTGTCCAACCAAGAGGGTAGCCCATCAAGGCTTCGACCCACGCCGGGTTCAGCTTCCCACCAGTCTCTTCCGAATGAGGCCGGCCGGTCACAAAGCGCATATTCCCGAGAGTTGTATCCCGGCTGTAATCCTTGTTTTTCCAGTCGCTCGCCTGTGGGGTCGGCCAGTGATGCACAGCCCCCGATAGCGCCGGCTTGCCCTTTGAATCCCGAGCGTTCGGCCCGCCGTGGCTCCCGTCCGTCGCTCGCGGCGTCGGCCAGAGTCTCTCCCCTCGATTCCTTGCTCCCTCTGCTATTTGTACTTCTTCTGATAATATCTTGCCGCCCTTCCCATTTGGTCTGCTCCCTGGGTTCGCTGCTCGTGGGGTAGGCCACAATCCAGATTCGCTCCCTTCGGTGGGGCGCTCCGACATCGGAGGCGCGAATATCCTGCCATTCCGCATCGTACCCGAGCGCGGCAAGGCTCCCGAGAACGGAATCGAGTCCTCGAAAAGCGAGCGCTCCGACGTTTTCCATGATCGCGTAGCGTGGTCGAAGCTCGCCAATAATTCGGGCGTACTCGTACCAGAGGCCGGATCGCTCACCCGAAAGCCCAGCGCCTTTACCAGCGACGGAAATATCCTGGCAGGGAAAACCACCGGCGATGATCCAATCTCCGGCAGGTAGGTCTGCGCCTCGGATGGTCCGGATGTCTCCGAGTCCGATAGCGTCGGGGAAGCGGTCCTGGTAAACTCTGATCGCATAGTCGTCCACCTCCGAGAAGTAGTGTGCGTCGAACCGACACCCGGCCCAATACGCGCCCAGGGCGAAGCCGCCGATGCCGGAAAACAGGTCAAGGAAGTACATAGCTACAATAATACACTATAACTCTATATCGTGTCAATGGTATAAAAAGCCCCCAGCAATCCGGGGAGGAGTCGGACGCCGGGGGGAGGGATAGTCAATTAAATAATGATACTACAAGTAGCCCAGAAGCAAGCACGGTTGCGCCACGCCATATCCAAAGCTCCCGCTTGTGATTCCTAATTATCTTTCCGGCTTCAATTCGATATTGATTGAAATATTCTTGAAGCTCCTCGAACTTGCGATAAAGCGAGTCGAGCGAGTTCTTCATCTCCGACAAGTCCTGCCGCGACTTTTCCAGCAGTTGCCGCGCTTGCTCCAATTCCATTGATAAGTTTATCAAGTCTGCTTGCAAGTTCAGCACTTCGGCTTTCCGATCTTTCAAGCGCGAGCTTAATAGTATTAAGTTCGACTCGGCTTGATTCAATAGACTGATTATAGTTTCGTTCGAGTTCTCGGAGCTTTGCGGCGCTTCCTCTTGTCCCCAGCAGATAACCGGAAGCAAGAGCAATACCAATACAAAACAGAACGCCAATAACCAGTAGTTTTCTTTTTGCCACATCGTCAACCCTGCTTGCTAAACTTGCCGGTCGCGCAAAGGCACGCCCCGAAGCCCACGATAAATGCCGGGTCTTTCCCCAAGAACCATCCGACAACCCCAGTTACTATAAGGGCGAACCCTAGTACCTTTACAAGATCCCCATCCCACTCGCCATCGGTGAAAAGAGACTTTATAAACTTCATATTTCTTTCAACTCCCCGTCGATTATATCGCCGGCCTTATACTTATATGACTCCAAAATGGTATTAAACTCTTCCAGCTTTTCCGGGGTCATAATAAAGCAACCCGCAGACCACGCCACGCGGGTACGCACGCCACTAGGGTTTGGCTTTAGCTTCTGCGTATCGTGGACAAGCCATCTGTTTTTGTCGTTTGCCTGCACGGACTCGAAGTCAACATACTGCCCCTCGATGTCATAAGCGTCTACTATTCCGTGTATGCGACAATGAAACTTCCTAGGCTCTACAAACAGTTTCAACTTAAACGGTCCCTCGCGGATGGTATCCTCAAAACGCCCCCCGGGGATATTTGATACCGTCTGGCACCGAGCGAAAAACAACCGCTGCTCACCAGCCCATAGTGATAACTCATCCTTCATATTCTGCGCGTCATTGTTTGCCCACGCGTCTGGCTCATCTGGCAGTCGCTTGAACTTATAGGATGTTTTCTTGCGGTAAATCAGGATTGAAAGGTTCATGGGAATAGCACCTTCATAATTTCCGGCCATTTTGCAAGCACGGCAGCCCCCGCCGCTACTCCAATATATTTGACCATTGACAATGCTATTTTAGCGGGGCTGTCCCGTAGTTGGTTTATGCTCTTAGCATTGGCGGCTATACTTTGTTTATGAGGACATGTTTCTTTCCTTGCCGATTCGCTGCGGAGCATAGCCATACGCAAATCGTCAACCTGTTCCGCTACATGGTCTAGTTTTGATTCAACGCGAGGGAGTATTACTTTTAATTCGGCAACCGCCTCTCGCGTTTCTTCATCTGTCATGCTATCTTTTCCTTGATTTTCTTGACGTCGCATTCAAGATTATTTATTCGATTGTTAAACTCGTCATTTATTGACATTTGCCTATGTCGTTCAAGCTCCATCGACTTTGATAGATTACATACCATTGCATGGTTCTGGTGCATAATGTCCAATAGTTTCTCCAGGATGTCACGGTCAGATAGCCCGTTTGTGTTAATCATGTTTTATCCTTTATGCAAACACGGAGACAGATACATGGCTCGGTGCAGCAGCGCCCCCGGCAACTGTTAGAGGAGCAACATTAAATGCATACATTGTTGGATTTGGAGTGCCCCCAGCTGAAATACCATATACAGCACCATGGCATAACATAGACACCCCATAGTTTTCTGATGGGAGAGCTATACTAAAGTTTATCCAATATACTCCAACACCTATATATGCTATACTCCCAACATTGCCCGCTCCAAAAATTGGAGACCGTTTTATAGATACATTACCAAGTGTGCTGGATGTTGATACAGTTGTCACACTAAAACTATCAGCATCTATGTATGTTACAACATAGGTATTATCCGATGCTGTCCCAGAGGTAAAATCTAAATACTGTACATTCCCTGATATACATCCGTGCGCCGTGGCTACAACTACAACAGTATTAGATGCACTAGCTCTTGAGTATGTAGCTGTTATGCTGGACGATGCGGTGGTACCGTCAAAGTTTACCCAAGCTCTGCACGCATAAATTGGAGCAGGATTTTCAGCATTAAGGGCCGCCCTTAGCGTTGTAGGGGTTAGTACCGCAGTTGCGCTTGATCCTGCCGCGCTTTCTGCGCTTGTTGCATAAGGTCTATCAGTATTAACTATATATGTCCCAACACTACCAAGCGTAGCCTTTCTACTTGCTCCGGCTGACTCTGTTTCCAAATAATCAGCCGTGTCAATAGTTGACGTTGCTGACAACTGCCCTATGGTTTTAGTTAACATTACGCCCCCACTTTCCGCAATTCGTCATCGGAAGTAAATCTATATTCCCCGTCTGTAGTAACACGATACGCAATCTCTGAACCGTATTTCTTTACCTTGAATGTAATTGTATTCCTATCAAGGTTGTATGTCTTTCCTATAACTTCGCATTTTCTAGTTCCAAACCATGTTGATGTAGCTCTATTTATTTCTATCTCTCCAAAGTCTCCGACCTCAACGAAATAATATTTTATCGGCACCTCAATTTCAAACGTGGGTTTTATAGTCCCAGCGTAATCAAGTATTATGTCCGAAAAGCGTTGCGCGGCTGCTATGTCTGGAAGGTATGTCTTGAACTCTTTCTGATTATAGGTTTTATACCGTGCGTATATCGTTGCTTCTTGCGTTGTATCTTCCAAGTATGTATAAGCCGAAGCTTCCGGTAATGTCCAATCTTTAGCGTACCCGATCTTGGTCGATATAATTACCTCTGATGGATCGTATGATGCTGTGGGGTTGTTCATTATGTCGTTGGCCGGAATCTCAAACGTGGCTGCGTTTCCAGGACGTACAATCTTGAAGGAGTATTTACCGTTTGCTTTTACAATGAATATTCCAAACGTGGCTTGACAGATATTCTGTATTATCTCAATAGATGATTCTGCGCTCTGCATATCTATTGTCACAGACTCGGCCAGCGGCTTTGCGGTTTCCCAAGAGTCTATATCGTAGTATAGAGCGTTGTACGGGATGTCATAATTGTCTAATAGTATTTCCTCTATAGCCTCAAGTGCGTTTTTTGCAGAACAGGTATATGTAATACTTTTAGTAAGCTGCTTGCGCTTGTCCTTGAACGATAAACTAACCCCTGTTTCGCTAACGCTAACGGTTTCTGAAAACCCGGTAAACAGTCTTTTATATTCCGATATGTCTTGATCTGCAAATCCTGCCCATATCCGCGCTTGATTGCCGTATACGTTGTAATCTTCCCCTATTAAGTCAAGCGCACCGTCTCCGTTGTTTAGCTCTACGGACCCGCCCTCGTATTGTAGCTTGCCCCAGAATAGCGGATCTCGGGATTGACTGATTGAAGGAACCCCAAGAAGCCGCCCGTGGTAGAATGTAGGAGAGTTGACCGGGGCGAAGCCTTCGCGAGAATATCCGAATACAATACCAATTAGTACCGTGTGGATGTATGGGGAGTCTCCTCCGTCAATATGTATATATAAGCTAGAACCATCCCAATAGAATGAACCATCATTGTCCGAACATTCAAGCAACGTACTTGCTTCAACTAGCTGCATATCGTCTACAAGAACAGAGCCAACCTCGGGAATAGTTTGTGCTGTTAATCCAGACAGAAGTGATGAATCAACCCAATCATATATTGCGCTAGAGTTTACAACCCAAATACCCGCGCCGTGGTTTACCCATTGCTCGTTGGTCTGGGTAATATCCAGTGCGAATAGGACTCGGAAGTTGTTTACTGATTTTGCAGCACGTTCGGTATATGTCATTTACCATTCCACTATTAAAACCGCAGGACCGCCAGTTCCACCCAATCCAGGGGTGCTAGAACTTGAACCGCCGCCACCGCCTCCACCACTTCCATACCCACCATTCCCGCCATTCCCGGCTGGTACGCCTGTAGAACTAGATCCAGCACCACCGCCCCCTCCAAATAATCCCCCTGCACCACCACCGGACCCACCCGCACCTCCTGATGTTGCCAATCCGTAATATCCAAACATACCCAAACCGCCGCCGCCGCCGCCTGCACCATATGTAGCCGTACCCCCACTCGTAAATGATGTTGATATTCCGGATTCAGTAGACCCAAGTCCACCGCTACCCCCCGCTTCACTTCCAAATCCCAGCGCCCCTCCTGCACCACGGGTTCCGGCAACACCAGGAGAAGAGTTTCCGCCATTAGCTCCACAATTCAAAACAAATGTCCCGAATGAAGTATTTGATCCAACAAGACCAATTGAAACAGGGATTATAGCGTTGGGGGTGACTGTAAACTTTTTCCTATACGATATTTCCCCACCACCTCCTCCGCCGCCGCCCAATGTGGTAATGCCACCATTGCCGCCGTTACCACCAGCAGCGCATCCAGTTATATATACCGATGTAATATTGTTTGGAACGATAAACGACCCGGAGGATAAAAATATCTTATAACCACTCTGAACATTGATATTGCTACTAGTTAAATTAGTAATTACAACCTTTGGATAATAACTTGTCGCCTCTGCCTTATACACACTCCCCACAACCCGCACACTTGACGCCGCGCTTGCATACCAGCCCTGCAAGTCGTCGCGCCATGTCGGGGCGGTCGCGGTATAGGCCGCAGTTACAACCTGACTCCCGGCGGTTCCGGATGCTGTAAGCGCAATATACGCGGTCGATCCGGTAGATATTGCCGTCCAGGAGGAAGCGTTTATTGACTCGTCACCGGGGAACTGGAAGAAAGCCCCCGCGATCTCCACTTTGCTCCCAGCCGCTATAGCCGCCGCAGCCGATGTGTTGTACTCTGTCAGGCTTAGCGCCATGAAGCCCGAGAGCGAATCTATGATGGAAACCGACGTAGAAATTTGTGATCCTGCGATAGATTTACCCTCCCTGGTTAGCCTTTCTTTTTGCCCACCAGTCTTTCATTGTTTGGCTCTGTAGTTTCTTTCTTTCTTCTGATTGCTTAATACCAATAAGTTTTTGTCGTATTTTTTCTTTTTGTTCTTCTGTGATTCTTTTCCCACGTTGTGCGAGTGACACGTTTTTATTCCATTCTTCTGTATGTACAACTTTTTTAGCAGATTCGCTCATTTTGCGTTTTGTCTCTTCGCTTGGTTTTTGACCAGTTTTTGCCTTTATCATTTTTTCTTTTGCTTCTGGCCGCATAGGTATTCCCTTGTTCCATACCGTTCTTCCCATTAATGATTTAGACAGTTTTTTAATTGATTCTTCATTCATTACTCTGTTTTTCTGTCCTCCGAGCATTATATTATATCCATTTGGTATTACAGTATTAAGGCGTTTAATAAGTTCCATTTCGCAATAGTCTAACATATCAACTGGAATAAAACTATATTGGAATATGTCAAACGATTCTATCCCATATTTCCTTATAGCTTTCCCTATAACATATTTATTGTGTCTGTGGTCTATTATGCGTTGCTGTACTGTTTTTGTAGTTTGCCCTATGTAGCACTTTCCACTACATCTGCACCTTAAAATGTATACAATCCCGTATTTTCTTTCCATGATAGTATTATATCACAAGTCTTCTTCCAAGGACAACTCGTAATTGTAGAACTGCCTTGTAGTATGGCTAAATCCTATCTCCCCGTCAATCGAAACGTAGCACGGATCGACTAGGGGATAGGTTCGTATATCGTCGAAATTGCAGAAGATGAAACTAGAATGATTGCCGACAGTATCGTAAAGGGTTTGTATCGCGGTCAATGTTGTTCCTGCCGTGCGCGGGAAAGACAACTCGAAGCGCCGCCAGCCGTTGCCCATGCTCGCGTATTTCTGACGGCTCTTCCCATAGACAACCGTATCGTCCCGCTTTTTGATTACCTGGAAATCGTTTGTGCTTGAAGGCGATACTGTAATGTAATCCCCTATCCAAAGGCGGCCTATATTGATCCCGTTCTGGGTCTGTCCGCTAAAGGTAAACTTCCAGTAGCGATTGCTTATAGGGGACACGAACGCGAGCATTATTCCCGCGTTGTATGTTATGGTTTGAGTCGATGACTCACCTGATGTTACCCATGTCAGGCCACTTGCTATGTTGTCGTTTCCGTTTACTACTACCGTACCGCCGCTTACCAGGTTATGGGATAAGATAGCAAATATCGAACAAGCCGCAGTTGCGCCAAGGTCGAATATTGCGGTTGCGGTAGTGACATCCTCGGTCTGCCATTTAACCGTTAGCCTTTGGTCGAGGACATTTGTAAGAGGATACGATATATCATAGGACGATGCAGATATGTCTGTTGATTCTAGGCCGTCCAAAAAGTTATTATATGCGATTCTCATACAACGGCCCCCGCGCTTATTAGTACCCGACGGTCTCGGGTCGCTGAAAAAATAGTATCAAGCAAAGGCTTTGAGTCAAGGTTAACTACAAGATGTGTCTGGCCTCCGCTATCACCCATCATCTTTTCCAACCTGTCGAGAGGGATGATTGCTTCCGCTACTCCGGCCTCGGCTACCGTTGCCAGTGTTCCTCCTGGCTGCGGATTAACTATACCGCCTTCCGCGAAGGACGGGACAGGAGGGAGCGGGGTTGACAGGGCTACGGCGGCCTGGGCTGCCCCAAGCGCTCCGATTGCGGCGGCTAGGAATATATTAGGAAGCGCCTTTGTGATAGCAAGCGCAGTTTGTATCGCTATATCCGCTACAGATTGCGCCTTGTCCCATATAGCTTGCTTGCGCTTTATCTGCGCGATCTTTTTAGCCTTCTCTTCCTCGGACAACTCGGAGTTTTCTATACGTGCAATCTCGTTAGCATAAACCCCATCCATGATAGAGTCAATCTGACTGTAGATATATTTATATGCCTCGGTGCGCTTTTGTTTCTCTTCTTCAATTAGTCTTGCTCGCTCTTCGTATCCACGCACAACGGCTTCATGTATTTCGTTCTCTTGGTTTATCCTGTCGTCTGCTGCTTCCTGGAATCCTGCGCGTTGCGCACTAAGCAAAGCTAGGTATTCGTTTATCTTGTCGGTACTAGCTTGTATTTCTTCCGGTGTCTCTGTTATCTTTAATATCGGAGCATCTTCGGGGGCAGATTTTGGCTTGTGGGATTCAATAAGCCTAAGCTCTTTCTCTAGGCTTTTAAGTCCCGTTTGCATTTTCTCTAGTCTTGCTATTTCTGTTTGTGCGTTTAATATTCTGTCGGGGTTGCTGCTGGATTTTAATAACGCTCTCTGTTTTTTAAGTTCGGTATTGACGCCAGAAAGTGCTAGTCGTACATCGGTAAGAGTCTTTGGCTGTTCACTTTGAGCATTTTTGAATGCTTCGAGTTGTTTTTTTGTATTGAGTACGTTGGATATAAAATCGGTAAGACCTCGAACTAGATTATTTAATGCGGGAGTAATATCGGTTATTAACGCTTGCCCCAGTCCCCTCGCGGATGATTTAAGAGCTAGGAGTGAATCACCGAGAGCGTCAGCGTTTTTTATTGCCTTCTCATCAAGTATAATACCAAGGTCATAGGCTTCTTTCTTTAATGATTCAATACCGCCGGCGCCCTGTTTCAATATAGGTATAAGAGTCTGAGCAGAACGTCCAAGTAGCTGGAAAGCCATCTTGTCCCGTTCCGTCTCATCTGACATGCTAGAAAGTTTAGAGATTGTATCGTTGAATATTTCGGTAGTAGTTCGGAAAGAACCGTCTGCATTGTTTAGCTGTACCCCTAGCTCTGCAAACTTTGCCTTGTTGGTATCAAGTCCCCTTGTCATCATCCCGACCGCGCCGGTAACAGATTCGAGGGTAGTACCAACTTGCTCGGCTATGTATTTATATTCCTGGATGGCATCGGTTGAAAGTCCCGTCCGCATAGACGCATCGTCAATAGTGCTTCCGTATTCGGCTACGCTAGTTACAACCTTTGCAAACGTCTTCCCAAGCTGAACAGCTACGGCTACGACAGCGGCAGCGTTTACCGCGAACGATGCCATTTTCTTTTGAGATGTTGTGAGTGTTTTATCTAGTCCGGTTGCATCACCTACGATGCGTACAACCATGTCTCCAAGAGTGTTAGCCATTACCTATATCTCCATAGAGTTCTCGTAGCTCTGCTTTTTTTGCCGCTAGTTCTTCATAACTCATCTCACTTGCCTTGCGTGGCTCGCTTGTTTGCTTGCCGTATTTTTGCTCGATACCTACGTTATGGTAAAGCAAGAGTTGGTCAAGGCTCATTTGCCAGAGTAGGTATTCTCGCGTTGCCCATGGATACAGTAGCGCCATTGACACAAACAAGCGGCCCAGGTTGACGCTATCATCACCCGAGCCGCCTTTCAGTTTTTTGAATGCTCCGTTATACCGGCGTATATCCTATTGAGAGATGCTTGTATGGCTTTAGAGAATGCGTTTATCTGTTCCGCGCTAGTATTAAGTCGGAACCATGTCTCGTCCAATTCTGGATATTTTACTTTACAAAATACAGAGCAAAGTTTAATACCCAATCCAAACGCCCGTTCCATTTCTTCGCGGTTTGTTCTTATCTTGTCCTGATCTAATCCCATCAACTCCTGGACTATTAAATCAAGATCAAAGGTAATCCCGCAAGGAATAAACGATACGTCAATTTCCTTTCCGCCTATCTTTATGATCTGCGGAGTTGGTCGCAAAATATCAAGGTCGATTATCTTAGACATGGTTCCTCCCTAGTCTAGTTAGTCAAGCCACTTATGTACGCTAAGAAGCTGGTCTCCTGCTGTCCTCGTTCCGTCTATAATTCCCTCTATGGTAAACGGATATACGGTAATAGGATCTGAATCATTGTCGCTCTTGAAGTTTGCAGCGAATCCGGTTGTCATATAACCCTTGTATACAATGATATTCGTTTCCTGTGAAACACCGGACACAACTCTCCTGTTGGTAAACAGGAACGTTTTAGGTGTTTGCGTGGACTTTCCTCCGGCAGAAAGAACAGCCAAGGTTGTAGTAATAGTCGTTGCCGTGGTTAATATCCCACCCCACGCGCTGGCGAACTTTGCAACTCCCAGCTCTATAAGCTCGCCCGTTGCCTCGCAATTCTCTTCGGCGATACCCTCAATAGGATCGGGGGCATTGCCAGACTGGACATCATACTTAGTAACGTTATGAGTAAACGAGTTTAGTATTCCAGCCCCTAAGTTGTCACAGGCAGATGCTACAGAAGCCACGGTTACATACGTGGCGTAAGTAGCTACCTGTATTTTCCAGTTTCCAAGTGTGAGTAGATCAGAGTCTACCGCAGTATTCTGATAAAGCGCCATACAATTCTCCTTAACTTACAGTTGATATCGGATAGACAATTCTTATATCGATGGGAGCGTTAAATATGTTATCCTCGGGTTCAGGTATAAGTCCGCCATCGTTTTCTAGCGATGCCCGAGTTATTTCAAACGAGCTATTTTGATACCCGTATATCCCGGTTCCGCTGGTCCCGGTAAAAGTATCTAGCACCACCCGGGCGAGATCACGCGCCCCTCCTGCTGTGCTTGCGCGACAGTTGATTGAATATACCTGGCTTTCAATTCCACTAAACCTAGACGCTCCGCCAACCTCGTAGTAATTGATAGACGGTACGGCCGTACCCACGGGCCGAAGCCCATGATTTATCGTCGAAGTGATTGAGGTAATAGCGGTAGTATTTAGCAACGTGAATCCGATAGCCTGGTATGGTTTCATTCGGTAAATGCCTCATTGGTCTGATTGAAAATTGATTTCGGGTTGAGGTATTCCCCGAACTCTTGCCGCGCCCCTACTTGTACAATCGTCAAAGCCTTTCCGCGTGCCATGTCTAGCGCGGGCCTGAGGAACGCTTGCGCCCTACTCCGTGCTGTGCCGTATTCGATATACGGACCATAGAACACCGGAGTCCCGACGAACGTCTCGTTTTTATCTGATGGGGGGGATATCTTGTCGTCCTGGTTTGACCCTTCACCTGTAGGTGTAGTAGCTCGCCCATCGCCCGATGACGTTGTTATACTTGCCCGCAATCTTCCGGTCAACACTGGCGCCAGATTTTTAGCGTACCCTTGCACAACTAATCCAATTTCAAACGGGCTTAGCTTGGCTAGTTTTTCGGCGCGGGCTTTTACGTCGTTCCCGTTCCATGTGGTAATCACACCCGACCGACTCACGACAACCGCTCCAATCCGATGATGGTTATTTCCCCGCGATTGGCGATATCGTCCGCGTGG